AAACTGAAGTGGCGTCCCCTGAGAGCCTGACTTCCTTTGGAGGCAAGGCCATCACTTTCGAGCATCCTCCAATTCTGCTTGATTCCGAGAACACCAAAAAATACCAAATTGGTTTTACGGGCACTGATATTGTTTACGACAACGGCTTCGTCCGTGCAGTCATGACAATCACGGATCAAGAAGCAATTGATCGCATTGTGCGAGGTGATGCAAAAGAAGTGAGTGCAGGCTATAGGGTTGAATATGATCCTACGCCTGGCGTTACTGAAAATGGCGAACACTACGATGGAATTCAAAAATCCATCAATGGTAATCACGTCGCCGTTGTTCGGAGAGGCCGTGCAGGCCCTCAGGTGAAGCTTCATCTGGATCGACTAGATGCCGCTGATCCCTCTTTAATCCAAAATACCGGAGATCGACTAATGACCGCTAAGGTTGTGTTCGATGGCGCCGAGTTTGAGGTGAGCGAGAGCGTTGCTCTGGCGATCACTAAAGAACGCGAAGACGCCAAAATGTCCTACGAGGACATGAAAAAACAATACGACGAAATGATGGCCAAGGCTTCCAAGATGAAGGAAGACATGATGGCTATGGAAAAGGAAATGAAGGGCAAGGCTGATTCCGCTGAAGGTCGCGCTGATGCGTTGGCTGAGGAAGTTGAAAGCCTTAAATCTGAACTCGAAGCTGCTAAGGAAGTCAACCTTGATTCCCTGGTGGAAGAGCGTGTGGCCCTGATCGATAAAGCTCGTGTGAATCTTGATAGCGAATTTGATTTCTCTGGCAAATCTGCTCGTGAAATCATGGAAAGCGCTGTTAAGGCTGTGCGTGGTGATGTGGATCTGTCGGAGAAATCTGATGATTATGTCACTGCCATGTTTGACACGCTTTCTGAAGTTGCCAAGCGCAACGATTCCCCCGAAACGGAAGAGCTTCGTAAAGCTGTTTCTTCCATCGCCTCCCCTGCTGTGAATCACGATTCCTACTGGGAAAACGTGACCAATGCCTGGAAGGCTCCTCTCGCCACTTCTAAGGAGGCTCGCTGATTATGGCCGTTACTTTCTCTGCTTCTGGAACTGCTACTGCTGGTGGCGTCCAGACCGTTTACGCTCTCACTCATCAGGCCCTCCTTGAAGGCCAACTGAGCGACATTCGCGATAACACCATCTCCACGCAAATTGCTGAGGCTGGTGCCGTTGCTTTCGGTAATGTTGTTGTTTACAACTCCGCTGGCACTGTTGCGAATTCCGCTAAGACCATCGCTGCTACTGGCGACACTGCTCTTGGCGTGAACGTGCTCACTTACGTTGATGAGCAAGCCACTGATTCTGATTCCCGTCCTGCTGTTGCTAGCGGCATGGTGATGAACGTGGCAAACGAAGGCGCTGTTGCTGTTTATGTGACTGGTGCCGTGACCCCCGCTTCTCCTGTGCGTGTGCTTTATTCCGCTAGCGGCACTGGCAAGGCTGGTCAGTTCTCTCATGCTTTTGCCTCTGGTAAGACTGTCCGCCTCTCCAACGCTCGCTTCCTGACCAGCACCACCACTTCTGGTGTGGCGATCCTGGAGCTGAATGGCCCCAGCTTCACTCTTTCCGCTGATTCTTGATAGGAGGCCCCAATGACTTTTGATCGCTTTGATGCTGAAGCTGGACTGTTTCTGAGCCGTCAGCTTGAGTACATTCGTCCTCAAATCTTTGAGACGAAGTATGCGGATATTAAGTATCCCACCATTCTGCCCGTCACTTCTGAGGCTGGTCCTGGCGCACAAACCTACACCTATCGGGTGATGGACGCCACTGGCGAGTTCAAGATCATCTCTGACGCTGCTGATGATCTGCCTCGTGCTGATGTGACGCAAGTCGAGAAGACCATCAACATTCGTTCCATTGGTGGTTCTTTCGGCTATACCGTGCAGGAACTGCGGGCTGCTCAAATGGCCGATGTGGCCCTTGAGCAACGTCGTGCTGCTGCCGTGCGTCGTGCTTATGAGGAGAAAGTTGAAAGCATCGCCATGTTCGGTGACGCTTCTGTGAGCCTGACCGGCTTCTTCAACAACTCCACCGTGGATGTGTACACCGCCGATAAGTGGTTCACTGATAGCGGCACCACTTCTCAGGAAATGCTGGATCTGCTGAACTATGGCGTTAGCGCCATTGTGAACGGTTCCCGCATGGTGGAACAGCCCGACACCATCCTCATGGCTTATGAGGACTATAACGTGATTGCTACTCAGCGCAACTCTGATTCCTCGGACGTCACTGTTCTGGAATACTTCCTGCGTACTAATCCGTTCATCCGCAACATCGAGCCTATCAACCAACTCGATGCTGACAACAGCGGTCTTATCACCAACCGCATGGTGGTGTATAAGCGCGATCCTGAGAAGCTGCAACTGCACATTCCTCAGCCTCTGGAACTGTTCCCTCCGCAACAACGCGGTCTGGAATTCATTGTTCCTGCTCATGCTCGTGTTGGTGGTGTTTCCATCTACTATCCCAAGAGCGTGATTTACGTCCAGGCCACCTGATAAGACGTTCAAGATTTGGGGCGTTAAGATGATGGCAGTTCTAAATTGAACACACAATGCTAATCGCTTATCGCCCTGAACTTGAAAATCCTCCTCGCGAAGGTGGTTTTGGTGTCATCACTGATAGTGGAATTATCCAACTTGCTCCTGGCATGAACCATGATGTTCCCGATGCAAAATGGGAAGTCGCTAGGAAGAATGGTACAGTGAGGCGCCTTATGTCCATCGGTGCTATTGAAGAGCTTAAGGCGGAAATTAAGGAAGAACAAATCCCCGACAGTGTGAAAACTCTTGCGGGCTTCCCAATGACCGAAGCTCTTCGTTGCATTGATCTCATTCACGACGAAGAGAAACTGGACGAATGGAGGAAAATTGAAGGCCGCGTGCGTGTTCGCAATGCGATCAATCGCCGCAAAGAAGCAATTCGTACCGGAAATGCTTGATTATGGCAGTCACTTATTCTTCCTTTCTTGAACGGTTTCCTGAATTCACTCCCCATCCATCGGGGATCGTGAATGGAGCAATCGAGGAGGCTACTGCGGATGTTGGTTCTTTATTTGGGAATCAAGCCGACAGGGCAGTGAAACATCTTGCTGCTCATATCGTCGCTATTCAACTTGCACAAATGGGCATCCAAATTGGTGCTACTGAGGGTAAGGTGTATGGCGAAGGCTTAGACGCTACGCAGTATGGCCAAGAATTCAAGCGACTGCTTAACACCATTCCTTCTTCTTCTGTTGGATTTGTTGTATGACGAATAGCCTGCAGCCACTAGCAAATGCCACTCTGGTATGGCAAGTGGCTTCTGGTTATACCGTGGATTCTGAAACTGGAAACTACATTCCTGTTTCAAGTGGCACAACTTATTATGCCACGCTTAAACAAAAACGCAATCCACAATACGACTATCTTCTTGGCGCTGATAATACGGCGGTTTACATGGAAGGTAGATTAACAAATCCGTTAGCTTTTGTTTCTGGAATCACGCCTGGTTCTAGCGCTCAAGCAACAATCAATGGAAGGGAAGGAAGGTTTGAGTTGTTGCCAAATGAGCAAATTGCTGAACATTACTGGCAGTTTCTCGGCACGCCAATCAGAGGCATTTTTAGACTGGTTGGTAAAGGAAGCGTCCTGAACGCTTAAACCATTTCTTTCTTTCCATTGAGGACAAAATGACTCTCTATCATCCCACTGAATTGGTGAAGAGCCAGGACGTGATTGTGCGTGTCGGCTCCATCGGCGGCACTGCTCGCCCTGTGATCACCCAGAGCGGCGCTACGTTCACTGTTAGCGGCGCACCTACCCTCTATACCCTTCAAGCCGCTACGACGGCTTCTGTGGCCTTTAACGACGGTAATCAGGAATTCTACCTCCTTGGCGGCGGTGGCTTCTCTGACAGCGTGATCGTCACATCTGCTGCTACTGCTTCCATCACTTCTTATTTCCAGAAGGACGTTGATGGTACGGTGTTCCTGCCTAATAGCTTCGACGAAGCGTTCCAAGTTGTGGCGGCTTCTCGTTATGACAAGAACCATGAAGTGTATGTTGAGATCAATAAGCAACTTGGCGCTAGCGGCACCACTTACTACTATGATCGTGTTGCGTTCTGCGCTTGCGTGATGAACTACAACGAAAGCTATCCTGCTGATAACCTCGTTGAAGTTACGTTCGATCTCCAAAGCCGTGGTCGCATTGGCATCCACCAGAACGCTGAAGAAACTGGTAGCATCATTCCGACTGCTCCCAACTGATTTCTCTCCATTGCTTTTTGCTAGGCTCTCCTATATGGAGGGCCTTTTTCTATGGACATAAGTCAAGTTAGGGAAGCAATTGTTATGCTTCTTAGCGACAGCCCAAATCTTCTTGGAAAATACATTTTCCCTGATTCAACGGAAATTCCTGCCGTTTATGTGGTGGGGCAAAAGAGCGTGCCTAGCGAATGGCAAGTGAAAGGACTGGAACTTACGATTAGGCAGTATCCAGAAGTGTTACCAAATGCGGGTGTTGGTATTGCTGTAGTGTTGCAACAATGGGAAGTGGTGTTGGTGCAATATAATCCTGACGGCAAGGAAATTGCTGATGCAATGGATCGAATGGCGAGGCGTTTTCCTGATGCAACATTTCGCTATACGCCTGGTGACGATATTGCCTATGAGCGTTGTCGCATCATCATTCCCGATATGACCATTCGTCGTCTTTATGCTGAACCGTAATGCCTGCTGTTAATGCTGTAATTATTGGTCAAAGTTTAATCGAAAAGGCATTAATTGATGCCTTTGAAACTTGGACTGAGGAAGATATCAATGATGCTCATTGGGACGATCAATTCAGGAACATGAGCAAATGGCCGTATGATAATGAGACAAGAAGGAAAAATGGAGAAGTTGTGACAAGCCCTCGTGATATTTACGACTTGGGAAAACTTTATGAGAGCGGCATTGAAAGCTACAGATTTGAACGCTCTAGCAATGGAGCAGAAGCCAATTGGCATTGGGATGCAAAAAATAGCAGCGGTCAAGAATATGCTTGGTACGTCCACGAAGGAGAAGGCACTAACGTCACAGCGCGTCCCTTTACAGATGACATTTCCATTCCATCGTCATTCTTCTTTAAGGCTCCTGGCAAGGCTCTTAAGCTAAGAGTTACACAATACCTCAATCAATTAAATGCAAGTTGATTATCTATGGAGCGAAGACAATCGTTTCCATGCAATAAATTGCAAAATCAATGGTTCTAGTTTGGAAGTTGGCATCTTATGCCTTGTGTCTTTTCGTGGCGACACGGTTAGAATTTCAAACGAACATCATTCCTTAATCGTTGAAGTGCCTTACGAATTTCGTTCAAACAGCGAAAAAGTAAAGGCGTTCAACGCTATCCTCAACATTCTTGACCATGAGCAAGTATAGTTTCGTTCTTCAAGGCAAAGAGCCTGAGTATTTTGAACTGTTGCCTACGTTGCGTCTTCGTAAGCATGGTGGATGGCTTGTAGCAGAAGCTATTGAACAAGAAGAAGCAAGCAAGAATCAAAGCCAAGCAACAGTTCGTGCAGTGCAACTGGCTAAGCGCATTGCTAAAGCGAAAGACATTTCTCTTACTGAAGCCTTTGATCTACTGCAAGGTGGCGGTGGCTTGAGTGAGATGGAGCTTCTGGAAGATTTTGCAGAAGAGACGCTGCAGATGCTTGATGGTTCTGGTGGCGTGGAAGCTAATAATGCTCGCATGGCCACTACGTTCATTCGTTGTCGGGGCGAAGCGATGATTGATGGCGAGTGGACTCGTGTTGATGACTGGTCCATTGAAGACACCAAAGAAATGGGACGCGCTTTGATTGGTAAGGTGATGGAATTTGTAGTGGCAGAACAAGAAGCCGAAACTAAGGAGCAAAGCCTGGGAAAAGCACCGAAGAAGACGAAAGCCTCAGCGAGCCCGAAAGACTCGAAGCCAGAGCCAGACGAGTTCTAAAGAACCTCACTAATTGGAACGAAATTTATTTCCGTTTGTCGTCTTCTGATTACAAGGATGATCGATGGCATGCGGAGAAATTTGGCATGCAGCGCGTTAAAGACGTTGTTGCTGCAGTTAAGTGGATAGAGAAACAAGACCTCAACAAATACAACTTAAACAGTGTCGCAACTGCAAAGCTTGGCACTGTTGTTGTTGGGGCATTAGCAGGAAAGAAAGCCAAAACTTCT